CAAGGATATAATAATGCGAAACCTTACCAACGAAATAAACAAGCAAGAGGGGAATATCATCATTGGAGTTGACCCTGGTATTGACTTTAGAGTTGTAATCGGGAACGATAAAGGACTTTTCTACTACGAAACTTTAGGCAAAGCTACCTCAACATACAACCCATATGACACATTAAGAAGCTACCTACTACGCTGGAGCAAGGCAAAGATATTCATTGACCAAGGTGGGGATATAATCGGACAACGAAAACTTAGAGAGGAATTTCCAGGTAGAGTGTTCCTTTGCTTCTACCAACGGGATAAAAAGAATGGAACAATCTTTAGATTTGGAAAGCACGAGCATGAAGGAGATTGTTATATTGACCGTAACAAAGCTATTGAGTTAGTAATCAATGAGTTAAGCGAGAAGAGAATACCGCTACAAGGTACAGAGAGTGACTGGTATGACTTATATGTTCATTACTCACACATTTATAAAGTATTAGAGGAAACAGATGAGGGAATGAAGCGTTGGATATGGAAACGTTCGAATAGGGACGATTTCGTACATTGCCTAAGTTATTGGCGTGCTGGTATGAGCAGATTTAACAATGGTAGTGGAAAAATATTCGGAGGCTCAACAGGCTCTTTCATATCCTCGATTCCTCAGGGAGTACATATTAGAGCAGATGACGCCATAACTCATAATCCAATAATCTATGGAGAGGCTTATGAAGATTGAAACAAAAACAGAATTACTTAAAAAAATAATTGAACAACACCAAATAGAAATAAAAGACCGTAAAGAATGGGTAGAACAGGTCATTATCTGGCAAGACGGAGTCATAGTTAGATACGAAAAAAAAGAAAAGTATCAATGACTCTTGACACCTTTAGAATTTATGTGTTAAAATAGAGATACAATTTAGCTGAACAGAAAACTGTAAGCACCAATCATTTTGATTAGGTGCTTTTGTGTATAGTTGGACTTATACTCTTAGTCATTAAATATGAGAATGGGCAGTATACGCCCAAGTATACATAATGTAAAATCAAATGCTAGATGATGGATTTCAAGCTCTCGGCTTGGATATTAACAAAACAGACGATGTCAGCAAGCCAAAAGAGGGTCTTAAAAAAGAAGCCTCTGAGTTAGAGTTGTCAATGTCCGATGAAAAGTTAATAGAACTAGCGAACAACTGGCTGAAAAAGTGGGAACCATACAAAGGAAAATGGGAAAAAAGATACAAGAAAAATGAAAGATATTGGCTAGGAAAGCATTATTCAGACGCAGAGATGACAGTTGGAAAGAGTCCTATTGACAATACTATCTTTGAAGCTATCGAAACTTTGCTACCTGCTACAACCTCAAGAAATCCAGAACCATTAGTAAGTTCAGACGAATCAGTCCAAGGAAAGGCACTCGCGAAGACAGTGAATGCAATGTTGATACACCAAGCAGACCGTCTAAGAATAAAGAAAAGACTTAAAAAAGTAACAAGACACTGGATAATCTATCTCCAAGGAGTTATAAAGGTTGGTTGGTCCATGAAGAATAACGACATATCAAGCCCAGTCATACACCCGACTAAGCTTGTTCTTGACCCAGACGCAACAATTGACGATGACCTAAACTATACTGGTTACTATATTGGAGAGTATATGGAAGCACCAGCAAGCGAATTGGCACAGCGTTTCCCAGAAAAGAAAGAAGAGATTATGAAAGAAGCCCAAGGAAAGAGTGGCTCATCAATTACATATATTGAATTTTGGACAGATGATTATACTTTTTGGAAAATGAAAGAGGTTGTACTTTCTAAAGTAAAAAACCCGCATTGGAACTATGAAGGACAAACAGTAGTGGACGGAATGGGAAATGAAACACAGTTGCCAGCCAAAAACCATCTCAATTCAAAAGAAAAGCCTTACATATTTCTATCAATCCTAAACTTAGGAAAGCACCCACACGACGACACAGGACTCATCGAGCAGTCAATTCCAATGCAAGACGTTGTAAATGACAGACAGAAGCAAATAAATAAGAACGTGGAAGAAATGAATGGAGGTTGGATTATATCAATGGAGCGTTCAGGCCTAAACAAAGAACAAGCAAGTCAAGCAGTCGCAGCGATTAGAAAAGGTGGTGCGTTAGTTGTTCCACAAGGATCAGCAAGCGAAGCTGCTCACAGAATAACAGGCACAGGACTACCAGCAGATGTCTTCAATAATCTAGCAGATACACGAAAAGAGATTAAAGAAATATTCGGAGTAAGTGGTTCAACACCTAGCGGAGTTAAAGAAGATAGAACAGTTGAGGGGAAGAGAACAGTAAGAGCGCAAGACGAATCAAGAAATGGAACAGTGATTGAAAGCCTCGAACAGTTTGCGGATAAGCTTTTCAATTGGTGGGTACAGTTAATGTACGTTCACTACGACGAATTACACAGTGCTTCAATTATTGGAACAGATAAAGCCCGTGAGTACATAACGCTAAAAAATGACCAGCTAGACCGAAAATTAACGGTAACCGTAAAGGAGGGTTCATTGCTACCAAAAGACCCTAGGAGCGAAGCAGAGCAAGCCACAGCGCTATTCCAAATGGGAGCGATTGACCCAGTAACATTGTTTGACAAACTTGGATTTCCTAACCCTATCGATTCAGCAAAACGCCTATGGATTTGGCAGAATAGTCCTACAACATTATTCGCTGGTGACCCACAAGTACAGCAGATACAAGAACAGCAATCATTATCATCTCAAGAAGAAGAGATAAAGCAGGCTCACATTATGGACCAAGAGCACCAAAATGATGTTGAGTTGGTGGCAGCATCTGCAATGGCAAAACAACACATAGGAGTTCCTAAACCGACAACCAAGGGAAATCAAGCTAAAACAGCAATTAAAAAGTCTAATCAACAAACAAAATGAAAGCACAATCACCAAAAGAAATGAAAAAACTACCATTGATGAAAGCTGAAAAGTTTAAACCAATGAAGAAAATTGCAGAAGTAAAGTCTTTTAAAAACAAGAGAGAAGCTCAAATGAGAGCAGTTTCTGATAAACTAAGAGACAGTAAGAAAGACTCAAAAGGAACAAAGGAAACAAAAAAAACTCCATACAAAGTAAAAGCAGAAGAAGGAGTTGTATATAAGTCAGGATTTGATGCAAGCGGAGAAAGAATAGATTTTACGAATCCAAACACGAAGAAAGGATATCTGACAAGCATTGATTGAGTTATTGAATAATTTTCAATATTGAGAGCTAAATAATCAGAAATCTCTCGCTGATTAAAAAAAAAGAAATGGAACAAACATTAGACGAAATCCTCAAGCAAGGTCAACTTGATGAGGAAACGGAAGAACCCGTGGACTCGTCAACCGAAGAACAGGAGGAAGAACAAGGCGAATCTGCAGAAGAGCCAAAATTCGATAAAGAAAAAACCTCCGAACGCTTTAACATTTTAACCCAGCACAACAGAGAATTAAAAGAAAAGCTGGAAGAAATGGAAGCGTGGAAAATGGAGATTGAACAAGAGCGCTCACAACACAATGAGCAGGAAGAAAAATCTCAAATTCCAGAATGGTTCTCTAATGTCATGGGAGAGAACGAAGAAGCATGGCAAGGCTTTCTAGGAATGACTGAAAAAATGCAAGACCAAGTGTTGAGCAAAATAGAAAGTCAATCTACGCAAGCTCAGCGAGAAGAGCAAGAAAACATCGAGCAAGGTGAAAAATGGGTATCTTCTCAACTAGAATTAGTGAAAGAAACCCATGGTGAACTTAGTGAATCAGATATGAATAAGCTGATGTTAGTAGTCGAAAAATATGTACCGTCTGATGGAGATGGAAACCTAGACTTCTTAAAAGGTTATGAACTTATGAAAGTCTTAAATCCTAAGTCAAGCGATACACGAAAAAGATTAACTGACACAGAAAATTCATCTAGAACAATTGATACAGAAGGATATCAAGGTTTGATAAGAGTAATATAATTAGTAATTAAAAAACAATAAAAGGTTTGTTTCTGAAAGTTCCTTAAAATTTAACGATTGACATTGTTTTGTCACTGTGGTAAGATTAAGACATGGTAACACTTCAATGTAAAAAATGTGGAAAAGATTTTCAAGTTTCTCCCTCAAGAGCAGGGAAGAGGTCTTGTTGTTCTAAAGAATGTTTTGATGGGTTGCCTAAGACTTGGCTAGTCGGTCATAAGCATGGTTTTGAGAAAGGATTCACTCCTTGGAATAAAGGATTGCCGATGAGCGAGGAGGCTAAGGAAAAACTAAAAGAAACTCTCAAAATTGTAAGACCTAAGAAACCAGCTAAAGAAAAGTTACCGCACCCATGTCGGTGGAAAAAAGGAGACAATGCTGGTGAAAAGCATTGGGCATGGAAAGGTGGCAATAGTTATCGATATAAAAAAGGATACAAGACTGTTGAATACAGAGAATGGAGAACAGCAGTTTTTGAAAGAGATAACTATACTTGCAAGTGCGGATTCAAGGGTAGTAAAGGTTACATAACAGCACATCATATAAAATCTTTTGCACATTACCCAGAACTTAGATATGAAGTTTCTAATGGTATAACTCTATGTGAGAAATGCCATAGTGAAACAGATAATTATAAGGGAAGGAATAAAATCGCTAAACTTTAAGGAACTTACAGGACAAAGCTTATCAACAATGTGGCACAACCAAATTCGCTGACATCAGTCACAAACCAAACTCTTGCCCCTCAAGTAGTGGACACGATTTTGAAAAACAATGTCGGTTTGACTCGTTTTCTAACACGAGCAAAAAAATGGAAAGGTGAGACTATGAAATTCCCTATAAAATTCCAGAAAGGAATTGCAGGACAGTCTTTCAGTGGTTATGACACTTTTTCAACAGCAGCTTCTGATACCAGAATAAACATGAGTTTTACACCTAGATTCTTTGAGACGAATGTTTCATTGCCTCTAGACCAAGTTTGGATAAACGAATCAGCAGGAGAAGCTAAAATTATTGACCTTGCAGAGGTTGAAATGGCTTCACGAGCTGAAGATATGGCAGATTCTTTGGGTGATATCTTTTACTCAGACGGAACTGGAAATGGTAGCAAGGACTTCACAGGTTTGGCAGCAATGGTTGATGATGGTTCAGCAGTCGCTTCTTACGGAGGTTTGACACGCTCAACTTACACGACGATCAAAGCAACAGTAACAGCTTCTAGCGGAGTATTGAGTCTTGCTAAAATGGCTACTTTGTATTTTGCAGTAACTTCTGGTTCTCAAAAACCTACTCTAGGATTGACAACTGAAGCTATTTTCGCTCTATATGAACAACTATTGACACCACAGGAACAAATCTATAAGGATGCTTCTGTAATGAAAGGTGGATTGACTGGTGGAACTGGTTACACAACTTTGTTCTACAAAGGATTCCCTATTCTTGCTGATGAGAAATGCCCAGATGGAAAACTATACTTCATCAATGAGGATACTATTGATTTCTACGCAGTTGAGGCTAAAACAGGTGTTGAGCCAGTTCGTATCAAACTACAAGACATCAAAGGAAACAACTATTCAGCAGTTGAAGGTCTTGGATTTAAATGGAGTGGTTGGATTAAAGCTCAAAATTCTGCAGCTTTGGTTGGACATTTCTACCTTGGTGGAGATTTCATTTGCACAAACCCAAAACGAAATGGTGTTCTAACTGGAATTACAACAATTTAATTTTTTAATCTAATAATAATAATATGTCTTTAGACTTGAAAAATTATATTCCAGCGGTTGCTTCTCTTGGTATTAGTATCATGGCAGACGCAGGAGTTCCTAGTATGACAGCTTCAAAAGGTTCTCTATATATCAATACAACAGGAAGTTCATCTTCTACTCGTATGTATGTAAACACAGACGGAGCAACAACTTGGACAGCAGTAACAACAGCAGCTTAATCAATAAATAACAAAAACTATGTCAACATTAACAGGACCAACACAGGCAGTTGGACAGGACCTATACACTAGTTCTGCCAACCAGAGTCTTCCATTGGGAACAAAGGTTGAAACTTCTGATGGACGAGCTTTCCGATATGTGAAAGTAGGTGCAGCAGCAACAGTTCCAGGAAAGGTATATCAATCACCAGCTGAAGATACAACAAATGAAACACTTTCAGGTGGTCATTCAGTAGGTATCACAGCTCTTGGAGCAACTCAAATCACCCTAACAAACAGCATTACTCTAGCAGCAAATGTTTTGCAAGGTGGTTATCTATCAGTAAATGTTACTCCTGGACCAGGACAACTTTACAAGATTAAATCAAACACAGCAGTTTCAGGTGCAGCAGGTATGGTTATCACTCTTGAAGACCCTATCCGTGTAGCACTTACAGCTTCATCTAAAGTTATTTTCCTTCCTAGCCCTTACGCTGGAATCGTAGTAGACCCAGGAACAGCAACAGGAAATGCAGTAGGTGTAGCAGTATCAGTTATCAATATCGGTGAATATGGTTGGATTCAGACTTATGGTCCAGTTTCCGCTCTATTTACGGGTACTGGTGTAGCTGGTAAATCTGTCGGTCTTTTGACTGGTGGTACAGCTGGTTCACTAGCTCCAGCAATCGCAGGAACTCAAATAATTGGACACAATATGGGTACTAGCATCACTGGTGAGTATGCCCTTATCAATTTGATTCTTGGATAATTCAGTAAGAGTTATGGGGGTCTCTTTAAAACCCCCAGTGGATGCTTAATTAGCCTCTCATCCAAGGCTTAACAGAGGTGCTATAAATGAGTCATCTCATAAAAATATGCAATCAGCAAAGAAATTTTACAATTTTTCAACAGAGGACTTTACGGGTTATTGGGATAAAGTAGCTTACGAAGTCAAATCAGGTCAGTCAATGATGCTCCCCGGCTTTCTAGCGGACCACTTGGCACATCACTTAGTAACAAGAGAAATGTTCAAAGAGGGAAAAACAACAGAAACAAACAGTGTGTTTGCCCGTAAACAATATCTTGATAAATGTTACATTGGAGATGCTATCGAAGTTAAATCAGAATTAGAAGCTCAGGTCAAAGCACTTAATGAAGTTGTTGAAGAAGTTGAGCCAGTTGAACCAGTAAAAAACAAAGGTGGTCGACCAAAGAAAGTAACATCAGATGTTAAATTTAGTGACGTAATATAATGCAACTTTTAAATCCACGCCAGTTAAGAAGCATAACAGAAGTAGAAAAGGCACTGGAAACAAAAGATTTATACGAAAGAAGAGATAGAATATTAGAAGAAATAAAGAAATTTAATAACCAACGAGATATTTTAATTAAATCAAAATATCTATTAGAAGAAGAATATAACAAATTCTGTCTTGAGATTAACGATAAGAGAAAAGGAATGCTTCAAGAAATCAAAGACCTCGAAGAAAAGAAGCAATCCCTAACAAACTTTATTGTTAAAAGCAAACAGGAAATACAAAATTATGAGGCGTTCAATTAGCCCAGTAAACACAACTAATACTCCTGCAATAATTGCAACAGCAACAGCAATTGCTTCAGGTGAGAAAAGAGGTTGGATGATACAAAATCTAGGTACTAATCCATTGTTTATCAATATGGGAGGAACAGCTAGCACAACAGTTTTTCATGTAGTTGTAAAAGGTGGTACAGGAAATGACGATGGTCTAGGTGGTTCTTATGCTCAATCAGACGGTGCTGTATTTCAGGGAACTATTACTATTGCTGGAACAAGTCCAAGATATACAACGCTTATAATGTATTAAATCAAAACTAATATGTTAGAACAACCAACATCAATACCGTTGCCTAAGGATATTCAACAAGCAGTCGATAAAGCAAGACAAAACATTTCGGTACAGGAAATAGAATTGCTTAATATTAGAAAAGCAAGAGTATCAGAAGAACAAGTGATAGGAGAGCTAGTCAAACAACGAAAGCAACTAGAGGAGGAAGTTATAAAATTATCAGTAAATGTTCAAAAGTTAATAGTTCAGGAAGCTGATTTGCAAAAAGAAGTTTCAGAAAAACAAGAACAATCTCAAGAAATACAAAAACAGATCAAGGAATTAGTTGACGAAACAAACAAAGAACTAGTTAAAGCTAGAAAAATAAGCGAAGAGGCTAGTATTGAAAAAGATAAACTAGCAGAAGAAAAGAAATCTTTTGAAGCTAGCAAGCAAGAGTTAGAAAATAAAAAGTCGAAGTTTGAAGAATTTTATTCTAGAATTACTAATGTATTAAAAGAATACTAATATGGCAGCAACATTATCAGTAAAAGAAGTAAACGGAGCTTCATCGGGAACACCAACAACAGTAACAGCGTCAAGATTCTGTACTGATGATTTGGTAACTCCTGGTGTAGTTAGCCCATTGGTTAGACCTGCAGCAGGTAGCAATTATTCTTATGTAAAGAGTTTTTATATCAATGCTGACACTACCCCAGCCGGAACTATTAACAATATTAAATGGTACACAGACGGTACTATTGGTTGGACCGGGGTAACTATTCAAGCTAAGACTATAAATACCTATACTCAAGCTACGGGAACTCCAAACACAACAGGTGCTCAAATGACAGGAGGAGCAGACGCTTCAACATTGACATCAGCGTCTCCCCTATCAGTTACGGGAACATTGAGCAATCCAAGCACAGGAAAAATATCAGACTATGTTCTTATCCAAGCAGTAGTTGGAACAACAGCAGTTGCTGGAACATTGGCGGCAGAAACTTTGACCTGGAGATATGACGAAACATGAGAACAATTTGACACATCATACTTACATGTTATACTTATATTGTAATAAGTAACATCTAAAAAGTATGAGTAAAAGAATATTTGAAGACCCATCTGAATTAATAGAAAAATATAATTCTGGAATATCAACAATGAAGTTAGCTGAGGAATACAATACATCGCATACGGTGATAGGAGGAACATTGAAGAGAGCAGGAGTTAAGATTCGTTCGTTGAAAGAAGCCCATGAGTTTAGAGATATAAGTGGAGATAAAAATCCAAATTATGGTGGGGGATGTTTTGGAGAAAATAATGGAAACTGGCAAGGAGGAAAACTAGCAAAATTTTATAAAGGAGGAAATCAAATTGGAATCAATAACAAAAAAGACAGAGCCTTTAGAAAGTATATAAAAACATTGGATGATTATAAGTGTTGCATGTGCGATAGCAAGGATAAGATAGAAATTCACCATATAACACCATGGGTAGAAAATGAAACGTTAAGATATGATGAAAAAAATTGTCTAGCACTATGCAAAAGTTGCCACACCAAATCTGATAATAAGCACCATAAAGAAGAAGAAAAGATTAAATTATTAGAATATATAGAAAAAAATAGATAAAAATTAACATTTCAATGCAATGAAGTGGAAAGCAATCTACAACGACAATTCAGAACACACAGAAGAAGCACTAGGAAACACTGAAAAGATAGATAGAAACGAATTAAAAGAATTTATTCTATTGAAAGATGATAAGGTTTTTTTTAAAGCGTTCTTTGATAAGGAAAGGAAATTGATTTTTAGACGCAGAACATTTTTAAATGTGGATGGTTCTATCAAAGGATTAGTCTATTTGATAGGTTGGCATTCAAACATAAATGGAAAATCTGTCAAGAGTATATGCTATGTTTATGATGACGGACACGTTGAATTTGATGACGCAAGAGACGACATCCAACTTGTACCTTGCGAATTATGTTAAATAGTCTATTACAAGAAGACGGTTTTAGAATACTTCAAGAGGACGGAGCAGGTATTATAGCAACTGAATTAAGTTCAGTATCTGTTACTATCAACGGTATTGTCAAAGAGATCAACACAAAAACATCCACAATAGACGGTATTGTTAAAGCAACATATACTAAAACAAGTACAGTAGATGGATTTATTGCAGAAAGAATAACTAAAACAAGCACGATAGACGCAATAGTTTTGAGGACTGGTACATCTACCTATACTATTAGCGGATATGTTGCCATAAGGACGCTATCGACATCCACGATAGATGGTATAGTA